CTATAATTTTAACGGATTAGTATTTGTATGTGGGTTGTTTGGGTTCATATATTATATGTTATCAAAGACGGTCAAGAACTTTAGCAAGTTTTGACCGACACCTTTAGGAAAGGTGTCGCCAAACTATACACCTTTGGGAAAGGTGTAGCCAAAGATTGACACATTCTAGGAAAGGTTTATAACGTAGTAAAAACGAAGTAAAAGCCAAACATTGACACTGTCTAGGAAATATGTCGCCAAACATTGACACCCCTTTATGCTGTTTTTGATTTTTTTGTTTTGGCTACACCTTTTTCCAAAAGGTGTATGTTTTGGCTACACCTTTTTTTAAAAGGTGTATTTTTTAAAAGGTGTAATATATAATGATACCTTTAAGCGAAATAAGTGTGTTTCAGGCGGATTTAATAAAATCCTTTGCCATATTTTATTTGTTGTTAGTTGGCAATTATGTCGGAACCAGTTTGTTTGCTTGTTACGAAATCAACTACATTAAAACACACAAATGGCTCCAGTTATTTCTCTCTTTTCTCTTGTTTTATTTTTTGGTTATCCTTGTGTCAAATACAGGTAATTTAGAGTTTGTTCCGCCGATTGAAAAACTTTTCAATTGTGTTTTATACTTTATAGGCTTTTTATTCGTAATGCGTCTGGATATGAATGTAACGTTAGTTGTGCTGACATTAATATTCACAATTTATTTTATTGAGCTAAATAAGGACTTTTACTTGGAAAAAGGCAAAGACATTCATAATGCTGTGGATCAAGAGATTTATAATGCAAATAGATATTGGATAACATTGAGCTGGCCATTTAAGGTGCGTTTGTTTCCTGTAAATAACGACTCCTTTGTCCTCATTGATAAAATAGAAACGCTAATCTATTACGTCATTATAACTTTGTTAGTTATAGGGGTTGTATCTTATGGTGGGGAAATACACGACACAGTAAGGAGGTCAAAGGGTCTCACATGGATAGATGTAATAACAGATACTAGTGTGTGTAAGTTAAAAAATAGAAGAAGTTTATGGCATTATTTGAAGGTGGGGTTGAATATGCGAGGAGCATAAAATAGCATATTTGCGGGGCATAAAATAGCATATTTGCGGAGCATAAAATAATATATTTAGGTGATTTCAACTTAAAGACATTATTTGAACATTATATTTAGGCGACTATTCCTATTCTAAAAGAAAATACCTCGACGTTTCTTCGTTTTTCTTTTGCCAACTTTTTTCTTACTTGTCTTTGCTTTAGTTTTTGTTTTTCCTTCTGCCTTTGCCTTTGATTCCGTTTCTTCCCCTTTTTTGTCAAGAGGCCTGTATTTTAAAAACCATTCCTCGTATTCTGGATCCTTTTTTTTATCTTTTAGTTCCAGAAATTTCTCGGATTTTTCCGCCCGCATTTCTTCCACTGTTTCCTGATGACCCATACAATTTAAACTAAAACGCCTTAACAACCCCTTTTGAGCTAACCGATTTTTCTCCTGAACCGCAAATAAATACGTCGACATACATAATATACGAGCTTTATCATAATATGGTCTGTTTGCGTATAAAAACGCCAACCAAAAACTCAACATAGTGTCAATGGTCGCTATTTTTATATCGTATCCGTCCTCTTTTATAATATTGTAACTATGACACGCTAACGGCTCATATATGAACGCTATTGTGTCTGTTCCCACTTTTATTTCAAAATGCGGCGCAATTATTTCCCCAACCCCCGGCCTCTTTATTATTTTCACGTTTTTTACATCTATATCTTCTAAACGCTCCTTTACTATTTGGGCGGTTAGCAAAGGTTCTTCCGATAACGCATCGAAATCAGGTATTTTTTCCAAACGACGACGCAAATGCTTTGGCATATATTGCGAATACAAGGATAAAGAATTACCGCCAAAAAAGACAACCCCTTGGTCTACCAAGGTATTTTTCACTGTTTCATATATTTTGTCCGCATCTTTACTATTTTCCATTTTTCGTTGAAAATCTATTTTTGAACATTCCTTTGAAGTCAATGGATAATGCTTGTTTAACAGTGTCAAACGCTTCAATACTTTTTCCCATCTGGAGACGTCCCCAGCGGGTCTGGACAACTCTAAATACATCCCCATACGAAGCAAATTCGGCGGGGCATATAAAATACCCGCTACCTTTATAGCTTCACTCTTTATTGCCTTAAATAACTCTTTTGGAATATACGTCAAATCCGCTACAGGAATAAAGTTCACATAAACCTTATAGGTTCCATGGTGTTGACCTGATTTTGCTTCTACTTCTTGAAACCCATTTTCCACATAAATATCTACCAATTCTTTCGCATCACTTAATGCTTCTGAACTATAAAAATCATAGTCGGGGATTTCTACGTCGTAATTATAAAATTGTTCTTGCTTTGGTAAGATTGAATTAATGGCAACACCTCCGTAACAAACCAGTTTTTTCTTACGCAAAAAGTTTTCAACAATACCAATTATGTGCTTAATTTCAGGAGAGTTGGCTACTTTTTTACCTTGTATTTCCTCTGCTTTATCTACTGCGCTTCTTAATATAGCCAATTCGCATTCTTGAAATGTCATTTTTTTATCACATATTTCCTTCATATTATACCTTTAGAAAATACACCTTTATACACCTTTTGGAAAAAGGTGTAGCCAAAACATTGACACAATTTTGGAAATGCGTAGCCAAACACTGACACCATTTTACACCTTTATACACCTTTTTCCAAAAGGTGTATAAAGGTGTATAAAATTGAATTGTTTTTTAACAAATTATGAAAGAAAATACTTGTCATATATAGAAATGGAAATGGAAATTAAAACTGAAATGATAAATGAGTTTAACAATAAATATGTAATTGATAAAATGGAAGAAAACAAAGAAATAAAATTAAAAAAAATTGTTCAAGAATTAAAACTAATTTATCCTCTACAAGATGAAATACTTATAGAGTTATATAACAAGTCTATATCAATACATCAAAGCAATATACAGGGAAATGGTAATTTTTTAGAAAATGATATTGTCGTTCCAGAATTAACAAAATATAATATTCCGTTTAGACAGCAAGTCACTATTGGTAACGATGGTATAATTGTTGGATTTAATGAAAAAAAAGGTAAATGTTATCATATTATTGATTTTGTAATTGGAAATAATATTGAAATAGGTAAATCAATAACAGAATATAAAGTTTTGAGTTGTAAGACTACTTGTAGAGAAAGATGGACACAAGATGATTGGTCTTTTACATACATTCCGTCAAAATATATTTTACTTACAATATCAAATGATTATCCTTCAAGTGTTAGATTTAGAGAAACCGAACAAAGAAAAATTGTTACTTGTTTTCCAAAGTCAAAAGACGATAGAAAGTATAAATTGAGTTTTGAAGACCTGATTAATGAACTGATTTAATACCTAAACAGCCGTTTGTAGACAAATGTCTATAAAAGTATTTTAAACACAATTAACTTTATTATTTTTATTACCAATTATGGTAACAAAAATAAGATTATTTAAACTAACAAAAACAAACATTTTAAGTCGGTTGTTTAGGTATTAAATAAAGTATTTGTTTATATTATTTCCTATTATTTGTGTAAATATTGTCGGAATTGTATTACCCAATTGTTTCCATTGTTCCCTGATATTACCTTTTAATTTAAAGGAACTTTCAAAACCTTGTAATTTTAAACAATCATTTATAGTTAATCTATATTCTTGTCCGTCAACAATATAACCGTCCCAATTATGTTTATCATTAATAGGCGAATTTTTTCCTCCACAACGAATTGTATATGCTATTTCTTTTTCGAATTTTTTTCCCAAATAACTAGATAATGAAACTTGTTTTTCATATTCTTTGAAATTTAAAATATCGTTTAGTTTGTTTTTAATTTCTAAATCATCTCTAATACCAACTATAAACAATCTTTTACGCATTTGAGGTATACCATAATCACTACATTTCAAAACCTTATGTCCAACAATATAGTTTTCGATTTCAATTTGGTTTTTAATCGTTTGAAATGTATTCCCACTATCGTGAGCCAAAAGCCCTTGAACATTTTCCAAAATAATAATTTTTGGTTTATGAAACTTAACAAACTTCATAATGTTAAAGAATAATGTTCCTCTTTCATCATCAAACCCTTTATGTTGACCACACTGAGAAAATGGTTGACAAGGAAATCCAGCACATAAAATATCAAACGGCGTAATATTTTTTGGTTCGATTTTTGTAATATCTCCTAATGGTTCTTGATTATAATTTTCTTTATATGTCTCTTTTACAGCATTGTCAATATCACAAGACATTACACATTCCCATCCAAACTTATCAAATGAATAATGAAAACTACCAATTCCACAAAACAAATCAACAAATTTTAAACTTGGTTTAGATGTCGTTTTAGTTTGTTCCACACATTCATATCCATTAGTATAAGATTTTTCACTATGGTCATCTATAATTATTAATTCATCCGCAGCAGGTTTAATAATATTTGAAAGTTTTTCTTCAACGGCTTTATCAACAATTTTTTTGATTTTTAATTCATTTACACAAGGATATTTCTTATTAAGGTGCGTTGTGTAATGTCCCTTTTGTTTAAACTCTTTGCCGCACTTTTCACAGGTATATTTGTTCATATTGTTGTTTATTATATATTATAAACATTTTTCTAAATCAATTTTTTCCTTTAACTAATTTTAACTAAAAATAGTTAAAAGAAAATTATTATAAAAAAGTGTAAAAAGGTGTAAAATGGTATCAATGTTTTGGCTTTTACTCCGTTATAACCTTCCCTAGTTCGGTGTCAATGTTTGGCTACACCTTTCCCAAAGGTGTAATGTTTTGGCTTTTACTCCGTTATAACCTTTCCCAAAATGGTGTCAATGTTTGGCTACACCTTCCCTAGTTTGGCATCGATCTTTTGGCTACACCTTTTTTTAAAAGGTGTATGTACTAGATCTCAAACTTGTAAAAGTCCGACTGAATTGTTCGCGTTTCATAAGACAATGCTGGGTCTTGGGGCGGAGGAGCTTCCACCGTCACTGGGACATAACGCAAACGCTCTGGCTTTAATACAAACGCATACCCATTTTCATTAAAAAACACATCATTTTCTTCCACATTACTATCTATTTGTTGATACCTCATTGCCAAAAGTTGACAACCGCTTTCTCTTAATACAACCGAACTAGGATTTTCTGGATTGGAACCCTTATCTGGCATTCCTATTGTCATATTTTGCCTATTAAACTCTATCAACTCTTGTAAATCAGGACTATACTTGATGTCATAATAATGTAAAGCCCTCATAAATACAGAATTGCTTGTCATATTTACAAACTCGTAAAACTCTGGAACTTCTAAAAACGTCGTATTGCTTCGCTCCACAATAATAACTACTTTACCAGTTAGTTTCCTTAATTCCACCAATCCAAAGTTTTTACCATAATATTCAAACCCATAGTCCTTTGACAACAAAATATCTTCGAAGCCCTTTAACATATTTGCAAAATGTTTATACATGGACTGATTTGTGCTCTTAATACGCAAGTGAACTATAATCGGGTCTCTAGAATTAGGTGAAGTAGAAGTCGCAAATGCGTAATTACGAAGGATGTTCATTATATCGCCAAAATATATATAGTTAAACGTTTCTTTTACGTAATAGCTGTCACTTGTAGATGATGCGACAACGGGTTTATCGTCAATCGAAAAAATCTCAAAATCTAATCCTCGGACACCTTGCTTCAACAAATATTTTAAATGGCAAGTATCTACATAATCGTTTTTATAGTTACCGCCACTACAACAATTATATGCGCTCTTAATATAATAATCTCGGAACAAATAATTGAATGGCTCGGAATCGTCAATTGACTGGAGCTTTCCGTTTAAATCTCCGTAAACCGCATCCATTATATCACATTCTTTTTTTCTTAAACGGCTATAATAAAAATAATATATAAAACAAATCAGTATAATCATAAATGTTCCAACCACGATTAAAAATGTCGCTGTTGAGTCTTTCATATTGGATAATGAAGTAATTGTGTTATTAAATACTTTTTCTGGTTCGCTCATATACTATAGTTGTAAAAAAGTTTTGTAACAACATTACACCGACTAAAAAGAAAAATGAGATAACTGATGAAAAGATTACTCCTTAATCTTTTTTAGCTATTTATGTATAGCCGATAAACTCGCGAGCTACAAAAATGCGTGTAGAGCAAGTAAATAAAAAGTGCGAAAAACAAACTAACAAACTAACAAAAAAGAATAGTATAAATAAGTAATTAAATATATAATTATAATATAATCAAGATGCCGGGCGGCTTATTAAACTTAGTTTCTACGGGACAACAAAATATTGTTTTAAACGGAAACCCTACTAAATCCTTCTTTAAATCAACGTATCACCAATACACCAATTTTGGACTACAAAAGTTCCGAGTGGACTACGAAGGCGCAAAAACATTACGATTAACAGAAGAGTCCTGTTTCACGTTTCGTATTCCAAGATACGCGGATCTTTTGATGGATTGTTACGTCTCCGTTGCTTTGCCCAATATATGGTCACCCATATTACCTCCTCAACAAGTCACTGAACAAACGACGTCACAAGGTTTAGGCAACATAGAACAATGGGCTCCATATGAGTTTAAATGGATCGAAAATATTGGAGCAAAAATGATTTCCAAAATCAGCATCACTTGCGGAAACTTTACACTTCAAGAATATTCAGGAGATTATTTATTGGCCGCGGTTCAGCGAGACTTTGCGGGTGTTAAAAAAACCTTGTTTGATAGAATGACTGGAAATGTTCCCGAACTAACAGACCCAGCCAATTCCAATTCTCGCGTCAATTCATATCCAAATGCTTATTACACCGAAGATTTAGCGGGTCCCGAACCATCCATAAGGGGGCGCATATTATACATTCCGTTGAACAATTGGTTTGGACTAAAGACGCAAATGGCGTTTCCCTTAACCTCTCTTCAATATAACGAATTACATATAAATATCACATTCAGACCCATAAATCAGCTTTTTGTGATTCGCGATGTTTTTGATGCGACAAACAATTATCCGTATGTAGCGCCCAATTTTAATTTGTGGTATATGCAGTTTTATGGTTTTTTACAACCGCCGCCAGATATTGCGTTATAAATAAAA